CTCGCATCTATGTGGAACGCCGCCCTCTCCAACAAGTAGCACCATGAGCAACCTTCCATACCCATTGGACGGGAGTGATTTTGAGCGCGGAGCATGGGCGCTTGCAACAGGATTCGATGCGACGATTGTTTGCCTCGGAGCAGTTGCGATGCTATTGCTGCTTCCCATGCTCATCAGGGACATCCGGAATGCCATCAAATACCGTAAGCCATGAGCACCAAGACACCAGAGCAGCGAGCGAGTGAGCGTTGGCCCGATAACATTGTCAATGAATACGGATCAACATCAAGCGACGGGCAGCTTGGTGCGCGTATTGGCTGCGCCACCGCCATCCGCGAACTCGTCGAGCCACGCGACCGGCTATTGCAGGAAGCGGTTGATGCTATTACTCATTGCGCATGGCAAACGGGCGAGCGTGCCGGATGCGACCACGCCATGTCCGAACTCATGTACCTGTCTGGGTACGAAAAGGCATTTCTCGCCAAGGCCAAGGAGCAATTCGGAATTACCCCAACCAACCAGAAATAAGATGAGCTACGACGCGATTTACAACGCAACCCGCCAAGCACTCAGATGCGATGCGGAGAGGGCGATAAGGGATGCGGTCGACACGCAGATCCAGGGGCTGTCGCACGCAATCGCCGCCATCAGGGACGAGCACCAGATCACGGCCATCGAGCAGCGCAGGCCATCCGTCATCTTCCGCCCGTCGCTGACCATCGACGGCAACGAGTGGTGCGCCCTGTACGGGGACAACTTGCAGGACGGCGTTGCCGGATACGGCGCTACACCGGACGCAGCAATGCGCTCTTTCGATGAAGCGTGGGGCGCGACGCTGAAACGCAACTCTGACAATGCACTACATGAGATTTGCTCAGTTCCGCCATTCCCCTCGGTAAAGCCATAACACCAACACCATGAGCGACATAGACACCATCACGGAAGCGGCTAAAGAACTGCTGAAACTGCACGACATAAAGGCGTATATCGAGCAGTGCCATGCCACCGACTGCATTCCAGACAATGACAAGGTGCTTTACTACATGGAGCACAAGCCCGGAGCATGGGATGCGCTTCGCAATGCGCTCGACCGCCTCCAAGCGCAGCAGTCCAATGCGGAGCCGGTGGCGTGGGCATACTTCGGCGATTTCCCGGATGGCAAAAGGTTAATCAGCGCAGATAATACGAATCTCTGGGGGTCCGATGGCATCCCCCTCTACACCCACCCACCCGCCAGCACCGAGCCTCGCCTGACGGTCGAGCAGGCGATGGAGGTGGTGATGGCGCACGACTTCCGCACCCAGCATCCGGCAGAGAGCGCCGACACGTATCTCGATGAGATGTATTCCGACCTCCGCGACAGCCTCACCAAAGCCGCCAAGCCATAGATTCGCCCACCGTGCTGCTCGCCGTCACCTCGATATCCCCCCGACACCACAATGCCCAAGCGCAGGCCATCGCCATGAAGTCATGGGTCGACGCAGGGATACCGATATCGTCCATCAATTCACCGGAGGAATGCGATGCGCTCGCCAAAGAATACCCGACTGTCGAGTTTATCCGGTCGAGCCGGGCATCTTCCGGCCTGTTCAAGGCGCCATACGCCCCCATCAGCGCGATGATTGACCTAGCAATCGAGCGTGGCGCCGAGACGTGCATCCTGGTCAATTCCGACATCGAACTGTGCGACCCCGAAGGCGTCCTTCAGGCCTATATCGAAATGGCCAAGGACGGTCTGGTCTTCGCCAACCGGCACGACCATAACGGCGACGGGATGAACCCGACCCGATATGACCACGGTTTCGACGTGTTCATCATCAACCGCAGGTTCTTCCGGCTCCTTCCGCAGACACTTTTCGTCATGGGGCAGACTTGGTGGGATTATTGGGTACCTTGGCGGTTCATGGAATCGGACATTCCTATACAGCTTGTCAACGAGCCGATATTCCTGCACCACCGGCATCCCGTGCAATACGACCAGAAGGAATGGGAGAGGATGACCGAGCACTTCGCATGGGTCGAGGGCTATCCGGTGCGCGGCAAGGTGATGACCGGACGGGTCGCCCAGCAGATCACGAATGACGTTTACAGGCAAATCCGCAGACATGCACGTTGACATCTTCATCAGGACGTACAAGAACGACCTTCCTTGGCTCGCCTATGCCTTGAAGTCCATCCACAAGTATGTCACCGGCTACCGGAACATCATCGTTGCGATACCGATGGATCAGGTACGGCTGCTTTCGCACCTGAGCGTCGATAAAGTGGTCGGAGTGCATGACCTTGATGACGGGTACCTTGGACAGCAGTTGACCAAGATGCAGGCGTGGAAGATTACCGATGCCGATGCGGTCGTATTCTGGGATAGCGACGTCGTGGCCACACGGCCCATCGACGTCAGGACGGAGTATTTCAAGGACGGCAAGCCGATTGTCTATAAGACACGCTACTCGTCCATCAATGCCAATGGCCCAGCCTGCCCTTGGCAACCAATCACGGCGAAGGCGGTCGGCTTCGTTCCTGAATGGGAATACATGCGCCGGATGCCATTGGTCTATATGACCAGCACGCTAGCGGCCTGCGATGATTTCATGACCCGCCTTCACCATGCGACGCTGGCATCGTATCTTCACGCCCAGCCGCACCGGGCCTTCAGCGAGTTCAACGCGCTTGGGGCCTTCGCCGAGGCGCACGAGCCGGACAAGTACGCATTCATCGACACAGAATCAATCGACATGCCGCCCTGCGCAGTTGATCAGATGTGGAGTTGGGGACAGATCACCGATGAAGTCATGGAAAAGATGCGCGCCTATGGACTTGCATGATCTTACCACCCGCAATGATATCGGCCTCGTCCTGAACGCGATGGACGTCCGCCTTGGCGCCGAGATAGGCGTGGCATTCGGCGAGAACGCAGAGCAGATACTTTCGACCTCGAACCTTCAGGCGCTCATCCTCGTCGATCCGTGGCAGTACGTCCCCGGCGAAGACCCGACCGGATACGCAGACGCCATCAAGGACTGGCAAGGGTGCCACGAATACTGCGCCAACAAGCTCAGGCGGTTCGGCGACCGCGCCCGGATGATACGCGCCACGAGCGAAGAGGCGGCGAAGGCCATACCGGATGGCGCGCTCGACTTCATCTACATCGACGCGAACCACATGCGCCCGATGATAGACAACGATTTGAAGGCATGGTGGCCGAAGCTGCGGGCCGGTGGCATATTCGGGGGCCACGATTACCACATGGTCAGCAGGCCCGATTACAAGTGCGAGGTCAAGGCGGCGGTTGATGAGTTCTTTGCCGGTCAGGGAAGGACCATTCACGTCACGACACGGGACCAAGACCCCAGTTGGTACATAATCAAATGACCATCACGACCCTTCCATCCGGCAAGACCATCGCCACCATCCCCGGCGATACGCACATTGGCAAGTGGGCCATCGAAGCCGGGCGCCTCGACCACGACCAGAACACCCTCCCACTTCTTCGCCCTTACATCCCCCAAGGCGGCACCGTCATTGACATCGGAGCCTACATCGGAGACCATACCGTCTTCTACGCGGACTGCACCGGCTACATGGGCAACATATTCGCCTTCGAGCCTAACCCGGAAGCCTTTGAATGCCTGCGCTATAACACCGCCGATATCGCCTGCGTCAGCGCCTATAACGTAGGGGCCTCGGACAGCACCCACACCATCGGAATCTCGCCGAGCAGCAACGGTGGCGCCTCCCATGCCATCCCCGAAGGCGAAGTGCCGTGCATCCCAATCGACGAACTGCACATCGAACGGTGCGACTTCATCAAGCTCGACTGCGAGGGGATGGAGCCGCGCGCGATGGCAGGCATGGCCAAGACCGTCGCCCGTTGCCGCCCGGTCATGCTCATCGAGGTCAACGAGGCCGCGCTGCTGCGCCAAGGCTTCAGCCCTGAGCACATCTTCCGCCACCTCCGGGAATGGGGCTATATTTGCCGGAACATCTACGCCACGCAGCCGATGACCGGCGCCCAGTTCGATATCCTTTGCATTCCTGACGCCACCACCCGATGAGGAAAGCCATAGCGATAGCCTCTTTCCCGTTCGCCACGGCTGGCATCATGGCCTTGGCGCTGGTGCTTTCCGTAGTCCTTTCGCCGGTGTACGCTTGGATGATATGCAAGGCGGGGTTCAAACCAAAGAAGCCATGAACACATTCGACCATCAACTAGGCGACATGGTATTCCTGAAGCACGACCCGGAAGAGAACGCCCGCATGGTCACTGGAATCGTTATCAGGCCCAATGGCGTGCTGTATCAGTTGAGCATGGGGACCACCGAAACCTCGCACTACTCCGTTGAGGTGACCAAGGAGCGTAAATCAGACAATAAGCCCGGCGCTGGGTTCAGGAAATGAAATCCGCCATCGTCGCCATGCTCATCGCCACCGGAGCCAATGCCCAGCAGGACATCCCTCCCCTGCCCGCCGACAGCACCCACCTATGCCTCACCTATATGCGGGGATACGGCCAGTACACCCATCCGACCATAGGCACTTTCGAGGTCGGCATCTTCAAGGACAGCCGAGGCAACTTCTGGACCGCCAGGCTTGCGCCCGGCATCAAGCCGAAGGAGGGGGATGAGTTCACTGTTACGAACACCGGCGCCATTTGAAGAGGAGCTTCGACATAGACGCCACAATGGACGCTATCTGCGAAAGGATAGCCAAAGGTGAGAGCCTTGTGGCCATTTGCAAGGACAAGGACATGCCATCAATTTCACTTGTCTTCCGATGGCTGGCCGACGATGAAAAGACCGAAGAGCGCGAGATAGTGGACAAATACGCGCGCGCGCGGGAGGCTCAGGCCGAGTTCTACGCCTCTGAGATCATTGACATCGCGGACGATAAGAGCGGTGATTGCGTCAAGGACGAAGAAAGCGGAAGGGTGGCCTTCAATCCTGAGTTCGCCGCCCGCTCACGCATCAGAATCGACGCCCGCAAGTGGATAGCCTCGAAGCTGCTCCCGAAGAAGTACGGGGAGAAACTGGATATGACCAGCGGAGGCAACCCGCTGCCCGCCCCGACCATCCTATTGGCCCATGCCCAGCCTCAGCCCGAAGCAGACTGAGGCATGGTGGCATCTTGAAGACCCCGAAGTCCTAGAGGTGTTTGCCGGGGGAGGCGCCGGTGGCGGCAAGTCACTCTTCGGGTGCCTTCGCCAGATATACCGAAGGCTCAAGTACCCAGGCACCCGTGGCTTCATCGGTCGTGATAGCTTCACAGCCCTTCGTGATTCCACGATGTACACCTACTTCAAGCTATTGGCCGAAATGGGGTACCGGAGCGGGGAGCACTACAGCTATAACGCTCAGGACCACACGGTAAAGTGGGGCAATGGATCGGAGCAGCACTTCCGGCACATGGCCTATATGCCATCGGACCCCGACTATAACCGCTTCGGCTCGACCGAATACACGGACGCCTTCGTGGATGAGGCCCCGGAAGTTGCCCCGCGCGCTTGTCAGGTGCTACTCTCACGCCTTCGGTACATGCACAAGGAGCACGGGATAACCCCCGAACTGTTATACACTGGCAACCCCGGCGAATCGTGGATCAAGGAGCAGTTCGTCATGGATCAGCAAGGTCGAATGGTGGACCTGCCTAAGCATCGGCGCAGGGTGCTGTTCACCATCGCGGACAACCCGGACCCGTACATCCGCGAGAATTACGCACGGACGCTTGCGCACCTTGACGCATACGACCGCGCCCGACTGCTCCACGGCGACTGGAACGCCAAGCCGACCCTGAGCCGACCGTTCGCCTTCGCCTTCGACCGCCTTCGCCACGTCAAGCCATGCAAGCTCGACCAGCGCGCCCCGGTATGGGTATGGGTGGACTTCAACCTCGACCCCTTCACGGCGCTCATCGCCCAGCAGCAGGGCCAGCGCATCGCCATAACCAACGAGATAGCGGTCACGGGCGGCACGATGCAGGAGCTTGCCCAACGCATCAGGGCTATTGCCCCGCAAGTGTTCATGCACAAGTACACCGGCGACCGCTCCGGGGCCGCGCGGCGCATCCAATCCAAGTCGACCGCCTCCCTTTGGGATGACCTGCTCGCAGAGCTTGGGGCGCGTGACAATCAGTTGGACCTTCCACCGAACCCGACCCACAAGGAGAGCCGTGAGGACTTCAACTACGTCCTGCACCACCACCCGGAGTTCGTCATCGACCCAGGCTGTACGGGCCTGATATTCGACCTTGAGCGGGTGGAGGTGGACGCCGACCTTTCCATCATCAAGAGCGACCGTAGCCAAGCGGCCCAACGTGCGGACTTCCTAGATTGCGCCCGCTACGGGGTAAATACCTACCTTTCGCCGTGGATTGAAACCCATCGCAAGATAAATGCTCTGCAACGACATACCAACGGGCAACGACCTGCTCCTATGCACGGAGGAGGACGCGCGTTTATGGATCGGTTCCACTAGTCTCGCGGGGCTGGCCGCGCTGTTCACGGACCTCGCCACCGAGCGCAAGCTGATCGTCACGGCCACGGAGGATTCCGATGAGTGGTGGGTGCCGTTCCCGGAGTTGGTCGTAGGGCATTCCTACCGGGTACAGCTTGTCACGGGCCTCATCACGCCGATCCGGTTCTACCCATACGTCCTGAGCGGCACGACCTACGTTGCTGACACCACGCTCGTCGATGGGGTGAACATCACGGTTGTGAAGGTATGGGAGCCGAACGGAGATAGCTACTACACCACGCAGGACCAATACGTGAGCGTACCGTGATTGACCACGCCATCACAGCGATCGTCATGGCCCTTTTCGCCTACGGCGCCCACATCGCCATGCAGGAAGGGATGATACTTCACCCTCTCGCAAGGCTGTTCGCCAGCGCCCCGACATGGGCGCACAAACCGCTATTCGCTTGCCCGCCGTGCATGTGCTCGGCGTGGGGCATCCCGGTTTGGCTCGCCATCACGCCCGACCAGTTACATTCGCTCGCCTACCTTCCCATCCACATCCTAGCCGCCGCAGGGATAGCGGCATACCTGAACCGATGATGAGACTACTCTTCTGGCTCTTCGGCAAGGCCATCCGCCGCCACATCGCGCAGGACCGTCCGCGCGGCATGGCAGGGCTTGAGCGCGCCTTCAGCGGGCTTGACGGCAAGGATTATTTCGGTTGGCCCGACGTAGGCCAGATGCCGCCCGTCCGACAGAAGCACATCGAGCGCTGCCTCGCCATCGCCAACGCGGGCATCAGCGAAAAGACCCTTGAAGAGCTTTGCGACCTTGCCGACGCCGCCAACATGGACGCGATGAAGGCCGAATCAGCCAAGGACAGGGCTAAGGCTCACAGCCGCATCGCCTTCGTCCTTGGCGAGATACGCAACCGTCCGAAGAACGTCATCCCGGAGGATGTGTACTACGACCTCGCCGCCTGCTTCGCCATCCGTGAGGATGAGGATGCCCGCGCCTTCGACCCCGTTACGCATGGCGAGAAGATCGAAATGCTACGGAAGGCGGGGAGGGGAGGCGCCGATTTTTTCGGCCAGTTGTCCGGCTTCAGGAAGCTAGTAGGGCTTTCGCTCACCACCGAGGGCGCGTTCATCGAGTTGTTGAGCAGCTGGACAAGCCAAAGGACGCGGATGCAGGCGGTCCTGGAACGCTACGGGAAACCATCAACCGTCAGATGATGGACTTCGACCGCTTCACGATGGACATCGCCGATGGCGACCCGGTGAAGCGGCAGGCGCTTGAGCGCGGGACCATCACGGAGTACTGGGATGCTGCTGTCGCCTATGCGACGAGGCTTGCCGCTGCTCACAAGGCGGCTGAGAACGCAAGGAAGAACGCTGAACGTGTAACTTCGCGCCGTGGCTGACGAGCAGGTCATAGTAACCAAGTTCACGGCGGACCTTTCCGACCTTGAGAAAGGCGTCTCCGATTACGAGAAGACGCTGAACGATGCGCGCGGCGCCAGCGATTCCCTTGACAAGAGCACGAAGAACCTAGGGGCCACGACCGGCGACCTTGCCGCCAAGATGCGGGTAACGGCCAACGAAGCCGCCAAGACCGCGCAATCCACGGCGCAGATAGGCTCAGAGGCGGCGAAGGCTGACGGACCGTTGCGCCGCATGGTCACTTCGATAGCCAACTTCGGCAGGGGGGCGCGTGACGGGTTCCGTGGCGCCATCAAGGAGGTCGGCGGATTCCGTGGCGTGGTATCCCAGCTAGGGGCTGGCGTCAAGGGTTCGTTGGCCACTGTGGGTAATGGGTTCAAGGCCATCAGCGGCAGCATCGGACAGGTCGGCTCGCAGATACCTATCATCGGCGGCTTGGCATCGGCGCTAGGTCCCGTCGGCATCGCGGCAGCGGCTGTGGCTGGCGGCATCCTTGCTATCGCTAAGAACACCGATGCAGGGGCAACGGCGATAGACGGTTTCAGCAGGGGCTTGGGGTTGACCTTCGACCGCCTGACGGGTTCGGTGGTGACCCTTGGCGAGAAGATCCGGGCCGCGTTCGGCGGCGCTACCGATGATGGTAATTCGCTGGTCAGCGTATTGGCTAAGATAGGGCAGACCTTCAGCGGCATCCTGACGCTAGGGGCCACGAGCGCCATCAGCGATTC